ATGCTGACAACGATCCCGCAGATGAATTTATAGATGCTGGAGATTCAGGAGGAGGCGGAGGAGGCCCAACACCAACGCCAACACCAACACCAACGACAAGTTACTTTCTAGAAGATCCGGCTGACGAGATAAAAGATCTAGGTGGCGGACTTAGCTTCGCGCCTCTAAGTGGGTGGTCTATTAAAACTATTAATGGTATAGATGTTTCAGATGACGATAATATATCATTAAATGTTGATAATCAGCCTGGAAGCACACAAAACTTTGTGATAGTGGTAGAAAAGCTTTCTACTTTAGAATGGTCAGCAACAGTTGCTCAAGAAATTTTAGTAAACAGTACATCTAGATTAAAACTCACAGGCACACCTAGTATTAATGGTGATTTACTTACATTTACGTTAATGGATGATAATACGCCAAGTACTGCATCTACTGAAGCGACACAAATCAATATACCTACAACTGCGGCATTGTTACCAGTGCTTGAAATTACAGGTCCTACTGGATTTACTGAAAACTGGCAAGTTCAAAGCAATCAGCCTGTCACTAAAACTATCTATTATGGAATAAGTGTTACTGATCAATATAATATAACGCCTACTATAACCAGTGATAAGTCTTGGGCAACCATAACCAGTATTAACAGTACAGGTTCAACCGGAACCAATGGACAAACAGCTGGTTACTTTGATATAGTTGTTAGTAATGCAGCAATTGGAACGGCAACAATTACTATTACGCATCCAAATTTTTCATCATCTAGTGATACTATGACAGTAGAGACAATTTTAGGAGATTGTAATGAATATACTATCGACTGGACTGGATCATGGCTGCAAGCTTTCTCTCCAAAAAATATATCATACATGAACTGTGGTGGTACCATGACGACGGACATATACACGGGAGGAGATTTTCCTATAACAGTTTGTGCAATAGGGACGCCAACCTTTAGTGGAGCTGGTAACTTTAGTTTATCGATGAATACGCAGAATGGCAGCCCAATAATATGTACACCATAAATAAAAAAAAAATAAATTATGCCAGAAACACCTACTGAATCAGGACACGCATATGAAAGAACAGTGAATATTACACCAAATGCTGCAATAGCTTCATTTGGAGTTGAAAACTGGTCAGATAATTCTAATGCAATAGGTAATTGGATTACCATATCACCAAGTGTAAGTAACCCTAGTGCTTGGAACATACGAGTTTTACCCAACGAAACAGGCCAGTCGCGTTCGACTATATTAACTGCAACGCACCCTACTGATTCTAGTGTAATAGATACTCTTAATGTAGATCAACAAGCATCATAAAAATAAAATAAACAGATATGTCAGATACTTCAACGCCCGGAGAATTTAGTAGAACACTAATAGTTAGTCCTACTTCGGCACAAAATAGTATTAGTGTTAATAATTGGACTTCTACTAATAACGCGCTAGGTAATTGGTTAACGGTTACACAAAATGCGAACGATAATACAGTGTGGGATTTTGTATTAAATGCACATGGCGGTACAACTCCCAGACAAACTGAAGTTACAGTAACACATCCTGAAAATAGCAGTATTACTGATTCTTTTGAAATTTCACAAAACGGTTCTGGTGTAATGGACGAAGATGATGGAGATACAGATGATGGGTTTAGCGCCTAAAATATGAAAGATATGAAAAAAATATTAACTAATAAATCTACGTTAACTTTTATTGCAGGTGTACTCTTTGTCTTATTGTTTCTAAAACAATGTAATCAAATAGAATCACTAAAACAAGATGTGAATTTTGCAAACAATGATGCTAATAGAAATTTAAATAATTATTTAGCAGCACAAGACTCTGTACAAGTTTTAGTCAATTCCAATGGAGAAAAAGTAGTACAAATAAGGTCTTATGAATTTGACTTGAGTAAATTACAGGATAAACAAAAAGAATTAACTAACAAATACAAAAAAGCCCTAGATCTTAATGATGATCTTAAGGAAGTTAATTCTCTAATTTCAGCTGATTTAGAAATAAAAGATAGTTTACTAGCAGAAGCAAGTGTGGTTCAAATAGATTCAACTTCAGCCGAAGTTACATATGAATCATATAAAGATTATGGAAATGGTAATAGTAGATCTTTATTTGGAACGTCTACTGTAAAATATGATTTTGGTCAATTTAAAGTATTAGATAGTAAATTTGAATTAAAACAAACATTAAGTTTATTCGCAGCAATAGAAACAGGGGAGGACGGAGCAGATAGGCTTAAATTGGGTACAAAATACCCAGGTATTGAGATAAATAATATAGAAAACATAAATCTTGTTAACACTAGATTAAATAGAAAATTCAAGAAAAAAGCTGGATGGTCTATTGGTATCGGTGTTCAATATGGAATAAACTTAAATAATAATCAAGTAATTAGTACTGGCCCTTCTATTGGTTTAGGAGTTTATTGGTCACCTAAGTTCTTGAGATTCTAAAACAATATGGCACAATCATCAAGATATTATTACATAGATTCTGACGTAATGTTAGAATTCATTTACCACGACCAAAGTGAAGCCGATAAATACAAAATTGAGGTTGATGATAATGGTAGTGAAGTTAAATTTTTAAACACAGTCGATAATGATCCTTTCGAAACAAGACATTTAATTAACGAACTAGGAAGTGCTGTTGTTAATTTTGAAGTCACTTCTGTTGGTGGATTTTTAGCTGTTGAAAACTTTGCGGCTAGAACTTTGTTATTGCAAAATGGTAAAACGTATAAATTTGATTTAAGTGATCTAGATTCTCCTAATTTGTTTACAATAAGTGGAGCTAATGGTATATTTAATTATTCTTCAACTACAGATATTGCTTCTTTTACACCAAACCAAAATGGCATTATAGAATATACATACGAAGGTTTAATAGGCGGTAAAATAATAATAGACACAAGAGCTAATCCATTATTTGCAGATCCTGATGAAACTACTGGAAATGATATAAATCAAATAATAGGAAGATATCATGGTATTTCAGTTGACACAGAAGATAATACAAAACACGCCTTGTTAGGTTACGATTCAACAGGTTATTATGAAACGTTTAACTATATTAATAACAATTTAGCGTGGAAAGGTGGAAATGAAAATGATCTAATTCAATCTCAATCTGATGCAACTGCCAATATAAATTATATAAAATACGATACAGTTAGATTACACTTGAGAAGCGGTTTTAGTTTTGCTGCAAGAAATTACGAAGGTTTCTTATTCGAAGTAACTACAGAGAGAAATTCAGGTATAAAAAACTATTTGACGCAATTAGTATATTTAAACACTAGTAACTATGAGTATTCGAATCCTAAGCCATTTATGTTAGGTGAAAAACTATATACTAAATTTATAGATATAAAAGTACCTACCTTAATAGAACAAAACACTGAATTTTTAGATAGATTTTATGGAGATGGCAGTAATGGTTCAAGCGATTTAAATCCTAGTTCTAATTATGGCATTAGTTTTAAACTAATTGATAGATTAGAAGCTGTTGGAGGTTATGACTATTTTTATACTGGAGAAGAAAATTCATTTACAGTTTCTAGAGAAGATGAATTTCAAGATTTTACTGTAGTAATTGAAGATGCTGAAGATGGTGATTATTTTAAAATATATGGAGAAAAAGATAATTCTATAGGTGCATTTGAAGCACATATTTTAAATAGAATTTCTACAAGTAGTGATGACATTATGGTAATGTACGATGTAGATATTTATGAGTTTATTAGAACTAGTGAAGTTAAAACGTTCTCTACTACATATACTCAATATGAAAGTTTTAATGATCCTATTGTATTTAGACCAGTTATTATGAATAGTAACATAGCTGCTAATTTTTCAATAGAGGTTACTATGAGAATATACAATCAAACCGATAATACACAGATAGTAAAAAGAGCAAGTTTAACACTAGAGCAAACAGGTAGATATGGTAAAAAACTAAACAAACTTAAAATTGATTCTCCAAATCAGTTAACAGAGGTTTACAATGTTTTACCTCAACTTGCAGCTAATAAACTAATATCAGGATTCATAACTGATAGTTTACCTAGATCTGTTAAGTATGTACCAGCTTTTATTGAAAGACACAATATAATAGCTTCTAAATCTATAGTTTCTTTGATAGGAACTGGAGAAAACGATGGAATAAAAGATGTTGAGGAAACTGAGACTGGAGAATTTAAAGGTGAAAATGAAACAGAAATTTTAATTCCTAGAACAAATTCGTACTATAAATTCGTGATAGCTAAAAAGAAATCTGATGATTTTGAATACATCTCGTTTGATAATGCAGAAAGAATGGTATTAGTTTTCAATGATGGAAAAACAGATTTAAAGTTTAACAACATATATAATAAAGATATTGATATGGGGTCAGGTGAGATTTTATTTAAAATAACTAAATCTAATGCTATTAAAATATCTGGCATGAATACTGATAAGTTTTATATAAATTTGTATAATGGGCAAGAAGAAACTATGGTCATATCTGGTAAATTTAAAATAACATAATATGATATTAAATAGTAGAAATAATTCATTTGATTTTAGATTTCCTAGAAAATTCGTGCCTGAAGAAGTTGCTAATAAATATAGAAAATATTTAAATAAAGTTCCCGGTGGACTTTTAGCAGAACCTATTGATTTTGTAAACATGTCTATTCAGGGTATAAATATACCAGGAATATCGTTTGATCCTGTTACACAAGAAGATAATGACGGAACTACAAGATATCACAGAGGAGCAATTCCAATTCAAAACACAATTCAAAGAGAATTTACTGTTACTATGCAATTGTTAGACGGATTTATTAACTATTGGATAATGATGGACACTCTTTTGTATTATTATGCAAGAAGTACAAAGAGACCATATACTGATCCATTAACTTTAAGAATATTAGATGCAGAAGGAGCATCTGTTGCTTTTATGGAATTTGATAAACCTATTATGAATTCTATTAATGAACTAAGTTTAAATTTTGCAGAAAACGTTGCAGATTTCAGTACGTTCGATGTTACTTTTTTTTACAATAAACTGAATCTAAAATTAGAAATAGAATAACATGAAGAAAATAAAATCATTCGAACAATATATTAATGAAAAAATAGAATATGACTATTCTACGATTAATGGTAAAAAGATAGAATCTTCATGGGCTGGTTCTGCAGATAGTCTAAAAGATTTTATTAAACTAATAAAAAAAATACCTGAAACTTTAGAATCTATTAAAGTTCAAACAGGCACTAGTTCATTTAACCCGACATCAACTGAGATCAAAGGCCCCTTTAATTCTTCAAAAATCAATAAGGTAATTAAATTAGTTAAAGACGCAGATAAAGCATTCGACAAGGGCAGTGAAGTAATACACACTTATTTGCTATCATCATATTATGGTGCTGGCGGTAAAAATCACAAATCTGATCCTGCATATATTTCATATAGAACTAAACGAAGTGATGATTTTGGAAAAGCAATGTCATCTGGTAAACACGGATCATTAGATTAATAATCTAAGATATATAATTAACATGGCAAAGATATATTACGTAAGCAAAAGAACTGAAGATAGTGAACAGTTTAATTTCTTCAAAACAAAAGAAGAAGCATTAAAATATGGCAAATCTCAATTTTCAGACTTTGAAATGAAATGGATGAAAGTCAAAGATATACGATGGGAAGGAGATTTCGCTATCACTGGTATTGTACTAACATGGGAAGACGGAGCATATATCCAGGGACATAATAGCGATAAAGAGGCAAGAAAATATGCAAAAAAAGAAGCTGATTCTGCCCTTTTCTTTGATAGTTTTAAAAAAGGTATGTATGGGATTTTAAGTAAAAAAGGTGCAGAAGGTAAAGGTTACACCTGGAAATTTGACGGAAAAGACTATATTAATGAATCAATAAAAGTTAATGGTACAATGAAGTATTTAAAATCATTTGAATCATTTAGAAATAAGTAGATAAAACATGGCAAAACAAAAAGCATACACGGTTTGGGGATCTAATCCAGAAAAAGGAAATCGTTTCGATAAAGCAGAAGAATGGGTAGCAGCAGTATTTGAATCTGAAGAAGAAGCAATCACATTTGAAAAAGCTGAGGGTAAAAATTACAAATATATACAAAATGGTATTCTTGACATTACATCAGGTATACGTTTTGCTAGTGGCGAACATAGTGCTAGAATTTTTTGCGAGAGTATGTCAGAAAACAAGGCTAAAAAAGAGTTATTGAATTTAAACACCAGATGCTCTGTATATTTTAAAAAACCCATAAAAGGTGGAAGCTATGCTAAATTTGATAAAGATGGATTTGTTGAAGGTGAAGGATATAAGTTTTACTCTAATGAAGATAACGAGATTAAAGAGTCTTTTAAATATGTACAAACATTTGAGTCATTTATTAATAAAGATTAATTAAAGATATATACAATATGAAAACATTTAAAACATACCTAGTAGAAAACGAGATAACTGATAAAGATATTCAGATTATTACTGAGCAACTTCAAGAAGAATGGACTCCAGAGTTGGAAGCCAAAGTAGATGCAGCGTTAGAAGCATTTGTTGTAGAATATCAAAACGAAGATGGTACCTATGATATTGAAAGATTAAATGAGGAAATAACCAATGAAGGTCTTTTAGGTTCTATTATCGGTGGTTTAACTGGATTTGCTCTAGGAAAATCAGTTGGTAAATTAGTTGCTAAAGTATTAGGTATTCAAAAGGGTATTATGTATGATTTATTAACCTCAAGACTTGTAGGTGCTGCATTAGGTGCTAGTCTTGGTAAAAGATTCTAAATGAATTACGTTTCAGTAGATTTTTCTTTAAATTCTCCAGGTATTTGTATTTTTAATACAGAATCCAACACACATCATTATATAAGTTACGTTAAACCAGGTTTAGGTACTAAGAAAGAACAAAAGCTTCAAGAAGACATTAGTCTACTAAGTGATGTTACTTTAGTATATCAGCAAGACTGGAAAACTACATTTGGTGATTACTCTAAAAATGAGTTAGCTAAGGTTAGAAGATATATGGCTACTGCTGACCAAATTATTAATATTATTTTAGGAATTACTAAAACTAAGAATGATTATATTATCGCATTCGAAGGAACTTCTTATGGTTCTAAAATGGGAACTAATAATATAATTGACATGGCTGCGGGTGCCGCTATTCTTAAAGAACAAATGATTTCTCAACTTCACGTTAAAGACATATTGACTGTTGCTCCTACTACAATTAAGAAGTTTGCTGGCAAGGGTAACATGAATAAGCTTCAATTGTTTGAGGCATATCAGCAAAATGTGAACGATGACCCAATCTTAGCTCAAAGCCCTTTGCACTCAATGGTTAAAAATCTTGAAATTGGGAAAAAGATCCCGAAGCCCTTAGACGACCTAGTTGATGCATATTTCTTGGTTTCATACGTTGCCAACCCCCCAACCTAATCTTTCCTCTGACTTAACTAACATTAATTATATGCTAGTTGCGAAAAACTGTTTCATTTTTTGATAATTTTTTTTAAATTAATTTTAAATTAGTTCCCAATTGAAACAAAAAACAACTAAGATATATAATAAGTATAATAACAAAAGTATAAATTACATGTTAGTTACAACAGATTACTTTCATTTAATAAACATCCTTAAAAAAATGGTGATAGCGAACCAGCTTACTGAAAAGCAAGCGTCAGAGTTACTTCACAAGTCAGGACTGATTAAGTTAAAGGAGAATGAATGGAAGGAACCATCTGGAGCAATTTTAACAATTAATTGAAACTATTTATTATTATACACTATAAGGAAATGAAAGACAATTAAAGTATTTCAAGTATTAAACAATTAAACAATTTAAAGGTATTATGGCAGATTTTGACATTTTTAACTTGGGCGTAGAAGACGTAGAAACGCATGCGGCCAAACAAACAACAGTAAACGAGATTTACAAACCAACCGCAGATGACGGTAAAGACGGAACGTATAAAGCATTAATTCGCTTTGTTCCAAATCCAGAGAATCCAAGAAATTCTCTAATTCAAAAATACGTACACTGGTTAACTAACTCAAGTGGCGATGGTAAACTAGTAGATAGTCCATCAACAATTGGCGAGAAGTGTCCAATAGCAGATGTATTTTGGAAACTACGCAAATCAGATTCAGCAGTAGATCGCAAGTCTTCTGAAAAACTGAAAAGGCGTCAACAATATTACGCACTTATTAAGATCGTAAAAGATCCACAAAATCCAGAAATGGAAGGCACATATAAAGTATTTAAATTCGGTTACAAGATCAAAGAAAAGATCGATGCGGAATTGAAGCCAGATTTTGGTGAACCAACACAAGTATTTGACTTGTTTGAAGGTAAGAACTTCGAATTGATCATTACTCGTCAAGGTGAGTACAATAACTACGACAAGTCTAAGTTCTCAGCTAGTACATCGCCAATAGATATGAGCGGTACTCCAGCAGAAAGAGATAAAGAAACAATGGAAACAATCAAAGCTGAGCTTGAAGCAGCTCCTTCATTAAAAGGTTATGATTATCAGGCATGGGATGAAGATACGAGAACGTTTGTTAATGACGTACTGAGAATGTATTTAAACCCGGGTGATTCCATTGCTCAAATAACATCGGTTCCAAAAGCTGCACCAAAAGCTGCACCAAAAGCAGAGCCAGTCGCGGAAACTATTTCTTCAAATAGCGAATCAACAGCAGTTAAGTCTGAAGATGATCTTGATTCTTTTTTGAATGACCTCGACATCTAATATAAATTTAACAGAAGAGCTAAAAGATAAGATTAGATACTCGTTAAAACAAGTAGTTTTACAGCATCATTCTACTCCTAATAAGCAATCACTAAAGGACATGCACGGGCGAATAACCCTAGCATGTCCTTATTGTGGTGATTCCACCAAAGACGATACCAAAAAAAGAGGTAATATTTTCTGGGACACTTTACAATACCACTGTTACAATTGCTCTCATCATACTAACTTACATACATTTCTAAAAGACCATGATGTAAAAATGAATAACACTGAAGACACGTTCACTGTTATAGATTACATAAAACAAAATAAAATTCAAGTTAATCCTGAATCAGTACTTAAACATGAAGCATTAAGTAAGGTACAAGAATTGGCAATTGATCTAGAAACATTCAAAGCAAAATTCAAAGCAAAGATAATAGAGCCAGGAGATTGGATTTGGTTTCAACTTAAAGATAGACTATTACATAATAGATTAGACGAATTTTTATATTCAGAAAAGGAACATAGATTATGGATTCTTAATTTTGGTGCAGAAAATAAAATAATTGGAGCACAGACGCGTAGAATGAAAGGGTATGGCCAAAGGTATTTAACATATGATTTACCTAAGCTATATGAAGAAATGGGCAAACCCCTTGATATGACAAACGAAGAATTAGCAGCTCTTACAAAGGTATCTACTTTATTTGGAATAATGCAAGTTAATTTTCAAAGGGATCTTACTATATTTGAGGGTCCTTTAGATGCTAAATTTATGCAAAATTCATTAGCACTTGCAACCGCAGGTAGATCTACTGAAGATTTTGATGAAATACCCACAGTAAGATATATGTTTGATAATGATTTAACGGGTAAGAAGAAAATGGCAGAAAAATTAAAGAAAGGTAGATCTGTTTTTATGTGGTCAAAATTTCTTAAGGAAAATAAATTAGATAAATATAATATCAAAGATCTTAATGATTTGATATTGAAATGCTATGAGTTAAAAATAGATGCTCATAAAAAAATTAATGATTATTTCACTTCAAGCCAATTAGATTTATGGTACGTATAAACGACATTAACATTATGGTAGAAGATAACTTAGATGATTTCTATAAAGACGGCTCACGTTTTAAAGGAATGAAATTATTAATTGATTTCAAGCCTATTAATTCTTCTGTAGAATCACCAGATATTAAATTTAATAAACCTAAATTTAAGAAAGCACAAAAAATATCTAAATTTATTAAAAACAATAATAACAAGAAATCATTATTTTAAAATGAGCGCAAAAGAAAACATACTAGCATTAGATCAAAAACTAAGTGCACAAAGAAACGAATGGTCTAATAATATAAAGAATTTAGCACAAAATCTTAGAAAGTTAAATGGACTAGAAGTGGTTATTGCAGATGTGCTTTCATCTAGACAAACGCTAGTGGATCAGATGGCTTATTTAAACATGAAAGTCAAAGAGCAAAAATCTAAAGTAGCAAGTAGATATAGAACTGCTTATATTAAATACTATGAGTACGACTATAAATTAGGAGAAAAACAAAAAGAAAGATTTATTGAAACTGATTTAGCAGATGACAATATGATTCTTTCTCATTTAGAAAATCAAATAGAATTTCTAAAAGAATCGGTAAAAACCCTAGATAATATGGGATTTGCCATCCGAAACAGATTAGCATTAAAAGATCTGTAAGGTAAATAAAAATGCTCTAAAAAATGGAGCTTAGTTTAACAGAAAATAAACAGTTGTTGAGAATAGATTCTGCAACTGAAATGGAACTAGAACAATTAAACATTTCTTTAAATAGAAGGATAGAATCTTGGAGATTTAATCCACTAGTAAAGAAAGGTTTATGGGACGGTTACATATCATATATAAAGGATGACAAGTGGATTCCTGCTGGTTTATGGAGAGAGGTGATGAACATATGTAAACAATATGGATATGAATTAAACCTCAATAATATAACCGAAATATTTGACAAAGATATTAATCAAGAAAAATTTACAAAGTGGTCTTTGGACTTTTTTGAAAAATCAGAAATAACACCAAGAGATTATCAAGTAGAAGCTGCGTTTAACATATTAAAATTTAAAAGATGTTTAAGCGAACTTGCAACATCTGCTGGGAAAACCTTAATATCATTTTTAACAGTAGCATACCTTCTAGAAAAAGAAAAAGCTAAAAAGATATTATTTATTGTACCTAATGTTTCTTTAGTTGTACAGGCAAGTGAAGATTTTCTAGACTACAACTATAGGAATGCAATAGATATCAAAGTACAACAAATCTATTCTGGTCAAAAAATAAGGCAAGGTAGAAACGTAGTGATAGGAACATATCAATCTCTTGTTAAAAAAGAAAAAGCATATTTTGAACAATTCGACGCTGTCATTATTGACGAAACACATAAAGCTAAATCACATTCAATCAAAACCATTTTACAAAAGTGCGTTAATGCCAGTTATCGCTATGGCTTATCAGGAACTATCCCAAAAGAGGGCTCACTTGATAGACTAACATTAATGGCATATACGGGCCCGGTAATTACAGAAATATCTGCTAATTTCCTTCAAAACGAAGGGCATATTGCAAATTGTAGGGTAAAAATAATTAAAATGGATTATGCACCTCAATCAACTAAAGATGCGTTTAGAGAAATGTCACAAAATAGATATGAATCTAAAGACGTTTTTAAATTTGAACAAAACTACATAATTAATTCAGTAGGGCGACTTAACTTTATTACAAACATAATATCTAGGGTTAATGGTAATAGTCTTGTTCTTTTTCATCGTATAGAACATGGTAAAAAAATATACGATAAACTTAGGCAAGACGGAGATAAAATAGTATATTATGTAGATGGAGGAACAGATAAAGATATTAGAGAGGAATATAAAAAGAAAATGGAATTAGGAGATCAGGTCGTTATAGTGGCATCGTATGGTACATTCTCGACAGGAATATCAATTAAAAAAATACATAATATATTCTTTACTGAATCTTTTAAGTCAGAAGTAATTATTAGACAATCTATTGGTAGAGGTTTACGACAACACAGCTCCAAAGATTCTGTCAATATTATAGATTTTGTTGATGACTTAAGCTCACCAGATTGGGATAATTATCTAATAAGGCATTCCAAAGCAAGGATAAAAATATACAAAGAACAGAAGTTTAAATTTGATATTAAAAATGTTCAATTTGAAGGAGATATATAATAATATAGTAATAAAAAATAAATTTAACCAAAATGGCAAAATTACAATCATTTAGCGATTTTTCTACATTTAGAAACACACAAGCTAAAATAAAATTAGAAGAAGATAACGACACTAAACGCAATGTTTCAGCTGAAGCATTTAAATCAATGCTGTCTGATTTTCAGGTTACTTCTATTAAAGAACTAGACGAAGATCAAAGAATCGAGTTCTTTACTAAATTAAAAGAAGCTGGAATAAACGAATCGGTAACCTTGATTGAAGAGGGAACTAGAGGACAAATTGGTAAAATCGATAAAAGAGGAAATATCACTTCTGTATATATGCACTACGATTCATATCCTGAAAACGTACTACCTCTAATTAAGAAAACGTATTCAAAGGGTGGTTCACCACTAGACACGATTCTTAAAAATGGAGATAATTCAGGCTTAGAATCTGACCCAAGCGGAATGAACTATTATGGAGATTTTACAGCATCTAAGGGTAAAATTTCTAACGTATCTAAATATTTAAGAGATGTTGCTGATGGCGGAGGTGCTGAATTCGTATATTTATGGGATGAAGCCAATAAAGAATGGTTAATGGCAGACATCTATGGTAAAGGTTATGATGACGTTTATCCTGCATTTGAATCTTTATTAGTAATAGAAGCTATTTCAGTACAATATAAAAGAGATGCTAAAAAAGTTCTAACGGTATACAAAAATTTATTCGGTAAAAAACTAACAGACTTTGGCGCAATGGGCAAAGAAGATATGTTAGGGTGTATTAAGTATCTTTTTGAAGAAGCAATGACAGATGCTAACTTTCACAGAGAAAAAGTTATATCTAAGAACATTAAAGGTAGAATAGGTTCATTTGAATTAAAAGTAGCAGGTTTAGGTAATCACTTTTTAAAAGTAGGTGCTACTACTACAAAAAGAATTTTAGACAAATATTATAGTGATCTTGCAAATGCAGCAGGTTGGTCTGGAATAGGCATAGTTGAAGGTACAGCTCTTTATTTAGAAAGCATCAGAGAAGAAGCGATGGGACAAGCATTATTAAATGCATTTAACATGTTTGAGTCTAAAAGTAATACTGGAAATTTACTTAATGAAGCTAGAAATAAAAACATATTGTTAAATGAAGCTACTGTAGTAATGGATGCAATGGACCCTAAATCAAAAACACTTAAAAAGCTTTTAAAGAAATATAACGTTAAACTGAAAGTTTTAACAATGAATGGTCCCGCAGGTGGATGGCCAGAAGTTGAAATGACGGGTTCAAGAGAAGACTTACAATCAATATTAGCAGATCCTGATGGATGGGATGATCCAGAATTAGGAGAATATATCGAAGAATCTGTAGTTAATGAAGAGTCACTTTCAGGTATAGAATTTGGAAACGATGATGATATACACCCAACTAAATTTAAACCATTAGTTCAATCTTTAAAGAAGAACAAAGTTAAAATGGAAGTTGAAAAAGAAGAAGGAATGCATGGCTACCCTGAAGTTAAATTAACAGGTAAAAGAAAAGATATCGAAAAGGTTTTAGCTGATATATGGGGTCCAGACTCAGTTTCTGATTATGAAGATTACTTTGAATCAGTAGTTAATGAAGACTCGCTTTCAGGTATAGAATTTGGAAACGATGATGACATACACCCAACTAAATTTAAACCATTAGTTCAATCTTTAAAGAAGAACAAGGTTAAAATGGAAGTTGAAAAAGAAGAAGGATCACACGGATATCCTGAAGTTAAATTAACTGGTAAAAGAAAAGATATCGAAAAGGTTTTAGCTGATGTATGGGGTCCAGACTCAGTTTCTGATTATGAAGATTACTTTGAATCAGTAGTTACTGAATCAGACGAACCTAAGTGTACTAATAGAAAGGGACACCTATATAAACAAATCGATAAAGATGGAACAGTAGAATGTACACATTGTGGTTTAAGAAATTCATTAAGTGAATCGGTGGTTACTGAAGCCGAAGTTACTTCTGATGAAGAATTTAAAGAATATGCATTCACTGTATTACAAAAAGCATTTGGCGATGAATTCGAAGAAGCTAAAGCACAAGAAGTAGTTGATGGTTTAATTGCTAAACACACAGGAGATTACGGCGCAATGGTAGGGGCATTAACTAGTTCATTAGGACAGTAATAAACAAGATAAATACATTATGAAGATTTTTACTAATTTTAATGAATTTATGACTGAACGTTTGCACGTCAATGCATTTGAATCTCTTATTTTAGAAGGTGGAGCAGCGGGACACATGTCTCACCCGTTTGATGAAAAAGATTTAACATTCGGAGATTTTAAGAAAATTATAGAAGCAGGTTTACAAGGTGAATTAAATTTTGAAGAAGAAGCAACTGAAAAAACTGACGGTCAAAATGTATTTGCAACCGTTCAAGATGGAGAAGTAAAATTTGCTAGAAATAAAGGTGGATTAAAAGATCCAATGGACCTTGCTACTTTTAAGAATAAGTTTGAAGGACATCCAAGTAAATTAGTACAAGATACTTTTCAATTTGCTGCAGAAGATTTAGCAAACTCATTAAATAAATTATCCTCTAAAGATTTAGAAGTTTTCGATAACGGTAAAAACTGGATGAACATGGAGTTAATTTACTCCAAGAATCCAAATGTTATATATTATGATCGTGACGTTATTCAATTTCATGGTATAAAGAAAACCGATGGTGAAGGTAATATTATCGGAGATGACAATAAACCAGCAAGATCAATCGCGAAAGCAATGCAAGATCTTAAAGTTAATGTTGGTAAAACATTTACAGTTATTCCACCTCAGGTTATTAAAATAGGAAAGGATTTAGATTTTGAAAAGAACAAGTCTAAATTTATTAAACAAGTAGAAGTACTCAGAGATCGTTATAGATTAACAGATGCCGATCAAGTTTCAAGATATCACGAAATGTGGTGGAGAGAAACAATAGATACAAATTTCCCTGATTTACAACAAGACTATAAAGAAGGTTTATTATTAAGATGGGCTTATGGAGATAAGAAGTCTTTAAATATGAGAAGCCTTGCAAAAGAAATAGGAAAAGATGAAGCGACTTCTGTTAAGAAATTTGACAAAGAAGATGTTAAAAAGAAATATAAAGAAAACATTAGACCATTTGAAGATTTATTCTTAGAATTAGGTAGCGTTATTCTTAAGAATGCAAGTAATTTTGTTGCTGCTAATCCAGATAAGGAAATGCAGAGACTACATAATCAAATTAGAACTGAGGCTGAATCTATCAAGAAAACAGGTGGAGAAGATCAAGTTAATAGGGTGATGTCAGAATTAGAAAGACTAGATAGAATTGGAGGTATTGAATCAATTATACCAACTGAAGGAATAGTTTTTGTGTACAAAGGAAAAACAATGAAATTAACAGGTACTTTTGCTGCTATTAATCAATTAATGGGAATTATTAAATACGGTAGATAAAATTAAAATAATATGGCATTACAAAATATAAAAACGCATTTTGAATCAACTAACATCAACGACTTTAAAAAGATGTTAGACAATATTTGTGTTGTGTCCGAAAAAATTCAAGCATCTTCGTTTCATGTCAAGAGAACAGAGACTGGCTTTAATTACTACAAAAGCGGATCAAAAAACGAAATGACTAAGATTGATAGAACACTGGTTAAATATTACGAAAATGCCATCAAATATTTTAAATCTATTCCAAATGAACAGGTGGAATCTATGCCTATTGACTGGAAATTTGGCTTTGATTATATGACAGAAAATAAAACAATAGATATTGAATATGAATTTCTACCAAAGAATAATTTAATCCTAACACATATTCAAGTTTTAAATCCTACAAATCCAACTCAAATTAAAAAAGTAATTAGAGATCCAAAAATTTTAAATAAATGGGCAGATATACTTGAAGTTAATAAGCCTCCTATTATTTTTGACGGAGCATTATCTGGTTCTCAAAAAGAAGACTTACTTAATTTACTCCAACTTTCAGTAAATGAATTTAAACAACAATTTGAACAATTCTCTTTTACAAGAAAAATATTCAACATATTCAATAACGGTTTATCTGCGCCTACTCTTAATTACAATTTAGATAAAGAAATAGATGGACTTATAGTTAATTTTTATGAAGGTAAAACACCTAAAAGTTTTAAACTAGAAAGATTTGACAGGGAACAAAAGCAAGAAAGACAAGCATCTGACATGTATCAGCTTTCTATTTTAGATTTGGTTGAGTTTATGACAAATTACGATTTAAAAAAACATCAAATAGTTTCTGAGAATGCTGATGAAAGATATATTGAAATTATGTCATATTTTTTTAATGAATATGTTGAAGAAAACGCGACTAAATATATAGGTACTAATTTTAATTCGGCTGATTTTGCAAATAATAAGTTATTTGAATTAAATCCAACCTTTATATCAAACGAAAAAACTATTTCTCTTATACAAAATGAAGTTTTAGCAGAGTTGTTTAAAATAACTTTAGGTAGTTTTAGAAAAAAGAGAACTAAAGAAACCAACATTATTAATGCAGATTTGATGTCACAAATTAACGAACTTGTAGATGCAATCGAATCTAAAGTTATGTTAAAAACAAATGAAGAAGACATCATGAATTTTAAAACATATTTAAATAGTCAAGATTTAAAACACCAAACTAGCCCTATTTTAGAAGCGTTAAAGGTAGATTATCCAGAACATGGCAAGAAATTAGTTAATATGTTTGTTGGTAGATTCCAACCATTTACACTAGGCCATGCTAAAGTAGTTGAAGCTATTCATAAGCAAAATGGTCACCCGGTTGTAATCTTATTAGTAAAAGCTAAGAACAAGAAAAAAGAAGATGCATTTAAGAGACCTTATGATGAGGAAACTCAAGTTGCAATGATCAATAGATTAAAATCTAAATATCCAATTGAAGAAGTTTTTGTAATTCCAACCGGTGGTATTGACACTATGTTCAATGCAATGAGGCCAAAATATGAACCAGTATTATGGGGAACCGGAAGCGACAGAATGAAAACTTATGGATTTCAAGTAGATAAACCAGAATATAGAGAAGATCTTGGCGTTAGAACTGATTTTGGACTTTATGAAATACCAAGAACTGGTAAGAATATATCAGCAACGCAAGTAAGAAACGCAATGTTAGATGGCGATGAGAAGCTATTTAAGAAGCTAACGCCTAAGCCAGTACATGATATGTATAATGAATTAAAATCTAAATTAGAAGATTCTATGGGAGTATTGGCAGAATCAATAGAAACAGAATTCTTAACATTCGATACATTTATTAAGAATATATAAACTATAAAGAAATATAATAAAAAATAATGGCAAAAATATTTTACGTAAGAGAAAGATCTGGAGATTATACTCAGGTTAATTTTTTTAAAACAGAAAAAGAAGCATTAGAATATGGTATATCTGAATGGCCAAACTTCGATATGTTTGGTGACCAAGATAGCGAAGAAGATTCATATGATGTGGAAGAGGATGCATGGTGGGTTGGAGACTCAATAGACATTAAAAAAGGAGTTTTATTTTATTTTGAAGAAGGTATGGTTTATGTAGAAGAAATGGACGATGACTCTGCAAGAGAATACGTTAAAGAAGATCTTGGATCAGATGGTGCAGCTCTCTTCTTTGAGAGTTTCAAAAAAGGCATGTATGGTTACTTAGGTAATGGTGCAGATGGAAGAGGTTACAAATGGGAATGGACAGGATCTGAGCTCGATGAATCAATACAAGAAAGAAATATAATCGTTAAAAGAAAATATACTGAAAACCATCCAGCAAAATCTGTTGGTAAAGCTGCTAAAATTAGAAATAAAATGTTAGAAGCTGCAGCAGATGGTAAAATTACACCAGAAGAATTCAATACTATTTTAAGAGAAATGTCAACAGACACTTCGAGATGGATAAGAAGAAATTCTAAATTTTTTAGCATTTCAGAAAAATCAGTATCTTTATCTAAAACAGGTAAAAGAATATTAGACAATCTTAATAGAAATTTAGTAGTTAACGAACGTGCATCTATTATCACAAGAGCAAACGCCAAAGCCGAAGAAATATTCGGAGAATTTGGCATAGTAACATTAGACTATGACCAATTAAATCAAGTCATAGATGTTAAAAAGGCAGATAAATTATCTAAAAAATATGGAGAAGATAGTTTTATGTCATTGACAGAAATAGAAATGGAAGAACTATTAGAGAAGAATCCTAGATTATTAAAAGAAAATACATCAAATATAAAAATGGAAACACCAAAAAACAAAACAACATTTGTTTACGAAAGCTTTAGTGAATTCGTAAATTCATTATCTAATGAACTAGTTACTGAAGCGTTCGGTTCGCAAAGACTTGCTGAACTATTTAGAGGAAAATCTGGTAAATTAGATAAACATTTAGCAAGCGCATTTTATGGTTCTACTAAAGTAGCATTAGACAAAGTACAAGATGAGGATCTTATTACTACGGACCCACAAACTGCATATAAAGCAAAACAATCAAATTCTATTATTTTTTATATTTCAGACAATGAAAAAGAAAACCCACATGCACCCTATGATGCGTATGTAGGTAATAAAACTATTCCAGGTGGAGGTTATTTATTAGCCGTTACTTCTGGTGGTAATAAATTCTATGATCAAGTTTGGTCATCGTCTAGTAGATATGGCCGTGGAAAGAACAAGGATAGAAACCTTAAAGCAGTAGATAATAATCCAACAGATTCTATAGGTATTGGTAAAAAATACAAAGGATGGGATGCAACTGGACTCTACAATGTAAAGAGAATTGCAGAAGTTGCAGATAGAGCTATTGTTATCAATGTTGATTTATTACAACAAAAGTATTCAACTGCGAATAAAAGATCAGATAGAGCAGCAGCAAAATCAGGAGCTACAGCATTTAAATCACATGAAGATTTTAAATCTGAAAACAAGAAAAGATACGAAACTATTTTAGCGAACAATGCGGCTAAATTGCCACTAGATAAAATGGTCTCAGATGCAATTGATGTTTTAACAGCACAAATCCAAAATGGATTAAAAAAAGGTGAGAAAACCAAATATGGTGAAATCATGATTGGAACAAACAAAAGAGGATCTGTTGTTAAATTAAGAGATGCTTCTAATCACATGTCAAATATCTTAGATGACTATTCTAGATACTGTGATTATGTTAGACAAGGTGAAGAATCTAAAGAAAGATACGGTGCAGCTGAAAACTGGTATGAAAGAGAAACTAAAAACTACGCTAAGAATATCAAAGACAGAATTAATAAAATCAAAACATTTGATTACGCTTGGTAAAAATTTAAATTAAAACAAAATAAACAACTTATGAAATTATATTACACAATGGGTATAGACTCTAATGCTGGTGGAAATAACTATGCAAACGTCATGTCATGTTATTTCTTTAAAACTGAAGAAGAGGCTAAAGAAAAAGAAGAATTTCTCCAAGGATATGGTGAGGAAACTGAAATAGGTAGCTTTAATGGCTCTAAGGGGTGGCTAGTCGCTTGGGGTACTGCTTTTGATGATGTTAGGATAGAACCAATGGCTGAAGCTAAAGCTAAAAAACTTTGTGCAGATTGGACTACCTTATCTATGGCACTAGATGTAGAAGGCGGTGAAGACGAAGAATCGCGAGCATTTTATTTCAAAAAATTTACGCCTGACTCTTACTGTACTACATCAGTAGATGCTTCTGCAGGTAGAGGCTTTAAATGGCAATTTGATGATTACAGTGAAGAAATTAGAGAATCTGTTAAGACTACTTTTAAATACGTACCAACATTTGAATCATTTATGGGTGGTTTACAAAAATTAAATGAAACACTTGATAGTAGCTGGGATGAATCAAGAGAAGGCGAACCTACTCCAGCTGATGAAAAAAAATGGGCTCCAGTCTTAAAAGCGTTTAAAGTTAGAAAGATGGAAGACTTAACTTGGCTTGCTCAAGCTATACCTGATTCTGATGATTTTCATAATAATTCAAAGGTAGTTAAAAGTTTTAAATTAAAATCTACAGGTGATGGCGGATATGAGTGGCAAGACCCACATGGTAAGGTTGATTTTGATATATTAGAATATAAAGGTTTACTTATAGGAGACCACTCAGATGAAATGAGATACCAAGGAACATTAGTTAGAACAAAAGATGTTAAAGCTTGGGAAGCTATTTACAAAGAAGAAGGTTCTGAAGGTTACTTATACTAATCGAACTAATCATAAAAACTAATTATGCCTAGTACCTCAATTGCACAACAAAAATTAATGGGAATGGCTTACGCTTTAAAAAAGGGTGAGCTAGATCCTAAAGATGCTAGTGTTGAAGTACAAGAATTAGCAGATTCAATGACTCTTAAACAACTCAAAGATTTTGCAAGTACAAAACACGATGGCCTTCCACAATATGTAGAAGAAAATATAACTCCAGCGGCAATGGCTGGTATGGGACCAGTTGTATTGCCCGGAAATGGAACTTTAGGCTCAGGTGATGTACCTGCAGGACAAGGTGATGCAGAAGAAGAATATAAGAAAAAGAAAAAGAAAAGAGAACAGATGAAAGAAGGTTTTAAAATCATAAATACGTTTTCAGATTTTTTATTAGAAAAAGAAGATTTCGTAGTTTATCACAATACATATTCTGCTACAATCGATGCAGTTGAAAAATATGCAAATGATAAAGGATACGAATTGAATCAAGAAGAATATGGAAATGCATATGTAGATGCGTTTTTCAAACCAAAAGAAGGTTCAACTAAAAAAGATACCCTATCTCTTTTTAAAAAAGGCAAAGAACAAAAAAAGGCATTACATATTCAAATATACGGAAGACAAAATAAAAAATTTGAATTAAACATGTACATAAATTAAAGTTTAAAATATAAGTTTTATTAAAAGCCGTGTATTTCATGGCTTTTTTTATGTAAATTAATTTAAAAATAATTCACTCCGGATTTTTTTATGTCAACTATTTGTGGTATATTAGTAGTATAATTATGGAAGACAAGAGTAAAAAATTAAAAGAAGTAAATCTAACACTACAAGAGTGGTTAGATGCTTTGCGTATGCCTACTCCTGTAAGAAACAAAAAGAAATATAGACGTAAGAAGAAGCATAAAGGTAAAGACGATGAGTAAAATTGTAGTTATAGGAGATATTCACGGACACGATAGTTGGAAGAAACTTATCGAGTTAAATCCTGATGCTACAGAGTTTGTATTCATCGGAGATTACTTTGATTCGTTCTCAGTTTCACATGCTGAACAAATCTTTAACTATAAAGAAATTATTGCATGGAAAGAATCTACTGATGTTAAGGTAACGATGCTGATCGGTAACCATGATTTTCACTATATGTCAGAATGTGGTGGTCGATATGGCGGTTACAATCGAATGTTCGCACCTGAAATTGGTGAACTCTTAAGAGAGACTAAAGGACATCTACAAGTAGCATATCAAGTAGATAAGTTTTTATTTACACATGCCGGTGTTTCGAAAGAATGGTATGAAGCCAATTTCCCAGAAGCTGGTAATATTCCAGAACAGATTAATGATCTTTGGTCTTATGATAAAAGATCATTCAACCATAGTGGCATGGAAATGTACGGTAATTATGATGGTGAAGGTCCGATGTGGATTAGACCTCAGGCCCTAAGACGTAATCCTCTTGATAATATTATTCAAATTGTAGGAC